TTTCCCTCTGAAGAGCAGAGCTCTTCGCCAACCTCAAACGACAGTAAATCCTTGCCTTCGTATGTTTCGTAAACGCGCTCGAAAAACCGCAGGATTTTGGCGCAAGCATTTGGGGTACTCCATTTCGATATCGTCATTCGAACGGACGTTATATCCGCTATTTTGGGATTTACTATCACCTCCACTTCCGTGTTACCCGTTATCGTGTCGGTTTTCACTATAGTGCCGTTTCTCTTATACTGCAGCGTAAAGTCTACTGGATATTGATGAAGTTTTTCATCACCGATTACCCGCCAAAAGACTATCGGACGCATTCCAAACGACAGCTCTATGTACGGCTTTCGTGCGAATACCCCGCTACTATCTGCAAGTTTCCCACTCCACCAGCCTACCACTAACTCGTCCGACATCATTTGGAAAGTACCGTCCATTATCGAGTTGCCATCCATAGTGCAAGCTTTAACAGTAGGCTTATACGGCGGTTTATACACTTCTGCAGGATGGCTGATTTCAGAGTTTGCGCTAACCGCAACTTTTACGTCACGGCTCAGTTCTTCGTCCGCATACACTATTTCTACCTTGCCGTAAACCTTACGGGGATTATCTGAATATTTCATCGTTTATCTCTCCGTAAAACTTACCGATATGCTCTTCCACATCAGCTGACCTTTCGCCCAATTGTAATGCGGTTGGTAGGTCAGCCCCTCCGACCGTGCCATCATTGTTACCATATTGCCTGTGGCTATATCTCTGAATTCTATATCGGTGAATTTGTCGCTACCGATAGCTTGCGTGAGGGTGGTCATATCCTCTTTCGATAGATACTCCCAGCTCACGTCTACTTTCCGTTTTGTTCCTATAATATCCACGACCATCGTTCCGTCTACCGTTCTTTCCGCCTTGTCGAGTATCTCAGGCGATACGGAGAGTTCAGTCGGTGCTTTGATTTTCTTTCCGCTGATTTTGAAAAAGTCCATTCATTACACCCCCTGTAAATTCACACCGTTTCGCTTATACTCTCTCGACAGCTTCGGCAACATAAGTCGGGCAAAGGTCTGACCGTCTATCTGCAATACAAGTTCTTTATCGTCCGTTCCTCCCATACCGTTCATCGCAGCCATACCTTGAAGCAACCCGTTTAATAGGTCGCCGTTCGGACTTGACCCCGTACCTACCATTGCACGGTTCGGCGATGCCGTAAGTCCCAAAGTATTTGCCACCTCTATGGCGGCTCTCTGTATCATCGGAATGTTTTCGTACATATCCGCCGCCATCATATCCATTAAGTTCGGAATCCACTCGTCGGCGGTATGCCCCGGACCTTTCTTCGTAGGTGAACCGAAGCCGAGGAAATTAGCTATTGATTTACCGACGCTCTTCACGCCGTCCACTACCCAATTCGCCGCTTTCTTTATTCCGCCCGTAATGTTCGATATTAGGTTCGAGCCCCACGAGGTTGCCTCTCCGCTTTGACCTGTAAAAAAGTCTTTTATCTTGCCGAAGACGCCCGTTACGCTGTCCCAGATGCCGCCGCAAACATTCTTGATTCCGTCCCATATCTTGGTGAAAAAGCCGCTTATACCTTCCCAAACGCCCTTGAAAATATTGCCGATGGTTTCGCCGACGTTACCGAAAAACGAGCAGATATTCTCTCCGAATCCTTTGATAAATTCCCAAATACCGAGAAAGATGTTTTTGATACCCGACCAGATGTTGCTGGCGAAGCTCTGCATGTATTCCCAAGCCGACGACCAATCCCCGCGTAAAAGCGCACACACGATTTTGATGATATCAAGTATTGCGCTTGCCACGTCGATTACCGCTTCGAGAAACGGTCCGAGCGCGTCTATAATTGCGCCGAGAACACTTGACACAACGCCCCATAAGGTCATAACCAGTCCGCCTATAAGGTCGAAAACGGGTTTTAAGGTTTCGTAAAGTTCGACTATCGTATCCCAAAGCGAAGCGAATAATGTTTTGAGCTTCTCCCATATCGAGCGAACATACGAGAAGAATTTATTTAGCGAATCCTTTATTATGCTGAACGCGCTCTTCACGCACATCCATATATTTGTGAATATCGTCTTTACCGTGTTCCAAATCTTTTCGCCGTTCTCTTCCCAAAACTTTCGTATCCCCGTTACGACGTCTATGATTACGTCTTTGACAAAGTTCCACACCTTGACAACAAACGGCTTTATTTTGTTGAACACACTCTTTATAACGTTCCAAATCGTTTTGAGTGCGCTCACTACACGTTTGATGAGCTTCTCTCCGTTCTTTTCCCACCACGCTTTTACGGCGTTGACCGCTTTTAAGATTACCGACTTTATCTTTTCCCATATCCGCTTTACAGCGTTACGGAAATCTTCGTTGGTCTTCCACAGGTAGGTAACCACGCCGACCACTGCTCCGATTGCGACGATTATAAGTCCGACTTTCGAGAACAGCAACGAACCGACTTTCATTATCGTGCCGATGCTGCCGATGAGTTTCCCCACAACCAATAAAAGCGGCCCGATTGCCGCCGCCAATAACGCTATGGTTACTATGTTCTTTTTCGTTCCCATCGACAGCCCCATCAGTTTGGCTGTCAACGGCGAAATGTACTTTTGGATAAACTGTCGGATTATTGGAATCAACACGTCGCCGAACGATATGGCGATTTCTTCAAGCTCTGATTTGAGTATCTTGACCTGACCTTGCAGAGTATCGAGCTGCACTTCCGCCATTTCGGTTGCCTTGTTCGTACCCGTGATTGACGCTGTCATATCTCTGACCGCATCTCCGCCAGCAGATAACAAGGCAAGCATACCGGGGCCTGCTCTCGCACCGAAAACTTTCATTGCCTGCGAGGTGTCCATACCTGCGGCACCGAGTCTGTCTATTATCGTTGCAAGGTCGTTTGTTGCAGGATTAACCTCGTCATATGTCAGCCCCAATTCTTCAAACACACCGAGCGCAGCCGTGGACGGATTCATAAGCGATACGAGTGATTGTCTTAGCGCAGTACCCGCAGTAGATCCGTCATAGCCTGCATTGTATAAAACAGCAAGCGCTCCCGTCGTTTCTTCTATTGAGTATCCCAAGCTGTTAGCGACAGGCCCGACATAGCCCATTGAGTTCGACAGCTTATCCATGTTCGCCATTGAGTTACCGATTGCCGCCGCAAACACGTTGGTTACTCGTTCCGCTTGGTTAGCCTCCAAACCGAATTGATTTAAGGTTGAGATAACCGTATCCGTAGTGAACGCTAGGTCGCTCTGCGTTGCCGACGCAAGGTTTAAGGTCGCCTGTATGGAATCCGCCATTTGGTCGACCTTATAACCTGCCGACGCCATATAGTAAAGCGCATCCGCCGCCTGACTTGCCGAGAATACGGTTTTACTTCCCATCTCTCTGGCAAGTGCAGTCATCCTTGCAAAGTCGTCGCCCGTTGCACCTGCGACCGATGCCGCATTTGCCATTGACTGTTCGAACTGCTGGGATACGTTAACCGCCGCCCCGCCGAGCGCTAATAAAGGCGCTGTTATGCTTGCCGTAAGTTTCTTTCCTGCCTTCGTAAACGATGCCGATACCTTTTGAATTTTCTTTTGTGCGTCCTGTAGTCCTTTTGAGAGCGAAGATATGTCCGCTGCGATTTTTACGACAAGGTTTCTTATTACCGCCATAACTTTACCCCCTTATTGGATTTTTTTGCACGAAAAAAGCAAGCACCGTTTGATGCTTGCTTTTGCTTATAGCTTAAAATTAAGCTCTACTTTCGCCATAACTTTTGATTATATCGTAAAGTATATCTTTTGAAATGTCGTTGCCCCATTTTTGATTTGATTTCTCGTTCGCATTTAGGATTTTAATTACATATTTCATAATAGAGTTGCTATTAACAAACATATCTCCTTTATGCCCATCAAAGCTCAAACAGAACCACACAGAGTCCTCGCTCAAAAAAATCAAATGTACATTGCCTTGACTTCTAAACTCATATGGTATCTGTAATGTATATCTGGTCCCATTTATAGATACTGCTGTTGCATGATAATAATCATCATCGTCGAATGTTACAGTATACTGCAAGTGGAAGTTGGTAAACCTTTCATTCCCTTTACGTACTTCCATAATATCGTCATTAATTATCATCCTAAGGTTATCGGAGTCGTCCATAGATATATAGCAAGATGCCGTTGAAAAATATTTCGAATGATATTTTTTAGGTATTTCTTTTTGTTTGTCCACTTGATAGCCATACGGTAAAAGAATTGTCCTTACCATTCTTCCTATCATTTTCTTAGTAAAGTCATCTTCCAAGTTTATCGTAGGTACTGTTTGCTTTTCATAATACTCTTCTATTTCTGCAATACATACAGATAAAGCAGGTTTTTCAAATTCAGAAATTTCCATCATTCGCATGATGTTATTCTTATTGTTTAAGATATCAAAAATTGCCTTAGCATCTTTGTTATCTCTGAATTTCGAGCAAGTTGGATTACCATTAATGAAATCTTCAAAAGTCACTGACATTGTTATACCTCGCATTTTATATATTTATTTTCATATATATTAAATCAAAAGTATAGTTTTGTCAAGGCTTTTCAAACATCTTTTTAATATTTTAAAAAATTATTTTATTATCACACCCTTTTCCGCCGCCATCGCTTTTAAAATGGCGTCGCCTTTGCTTGGTTTGCTCGTCGGCTTTTTGCGTGCATCTTTCAACAGTTTCTTCAAGCTCGGCAGGCGTTTCTGCCGGGCGAGTGCTTCCGTGTGCCATGCAAGGCAGAGGATATTTTCGAATTCCGTTTGCTCACGGTGCTGTGTTTGTTCAGCTATGAGTTTTAGTTCATACGGGGTATATTCCCCGACCATCAACGGGTCGACCCCGAAAACAACCACCGCTTTATCGCATAAAGCCGACAAGTCAATAGCGGCGGTTACCTTTCCCCCGAGTTATCACCTTTCTCGATTGCATCTGCGCCGAATGCGACGGTCAGAGCTTCACCGAGTTTTTCTGCGATTTCGGAGATGCTCGAATATTCGTCAATTAAATCTCCCACCTGTTCGGGGGTGAGGTTCTTATCTTCGTGGCAAAGACCGCAGTAGATAATGACAAGCAGGTCTTTGACGCCGACATTGTTTAAGTCAAACGCCAAGAGCGACTTGCCTGTGAGGTCTTCGATTTTAACGAGTGCGTTCAGCCCGTATCGCAAGGTTCTCGGTCTGTCCAGATTGATTGCTACACCTTTCTTCATTGCTTTTTCTCCTTTTCCCTTATTCGCCCTTTTCAAAGGAGAGCGCACCCGTTCCCGTAAACTC